GTGTATGGGGGTCATATTATAGATAATATAATAGAAGAAGAAAAGAAGTACTCTATATATATAAAAAAGAATAATGAGCTAATCCTTTGGAAAGATTTTAACAAGAATATGGCTATAGCCGTCGAGTATAATCTTGAATACTAATGAAATCTGTTTTTAATTTTATAGTGTCGCCAAAAGCGGGCAGATCTACATCATCTAGTAAAATAGGAAATAAAGAGTTGCTATTAAACACTGAATTACAGAACCATAATTACGTAAGTAGATTAGGCACAATAATCTCTACACCTTTAATCGAAAGTGTGGAAGTAACTAAAGGCGACGAAGTAATTGTGCATCACAATGTATTTAGAAGATTTTATGACGTTAGAGGTAAAGAAAAAAATAGCAAAAGCTATTATGAAAAAAATAAGTATTTTGTTCAGCCTGATCAAATTTATGCTTACAAAAGAAACGGCGAATGGAAAGCCACTAAGGGATTTTGCTTTGTAAAGCCTATAAAAGAAGATAAAATGTTTTCAACAGATTTTGAAAAGCCCGGCAAGGGTATTATAAAGTATTCTGATGGAAGCTTAGAAAAAGAAATGGTAGTATCCTTTAAAGAGGGCATGGAGTACGAATTTTTTATTGAAAAAGAAAGACTGTATAGAGTGCCTACTAATCAAATTACAATTAAATATGGATATAAAAGAAACGAAGTTGAATATAATCCAAGCTGGACACAAAGCAGTTGAGGAATTAATCAAGGTAGCAAAAGAGGCTATTGTTGATTCAGGAGATGATATTACAGCAGATAGGCTAAAGAACGCTGCGGCTACAAAGAAGCTGGCTATATTTGATGCTTTTGAAATTCTTAACAGAATTAAAGATGAGCAAGATATGCTTAATAATAAACCTAAAGAAGAGATGATTCAAAAGTCATTTAGCGGGTTTGCGGAAAAAAGATCTAAATAATGTACGAGCAAAGCTTATATAAAATAATAGAACCCGTAAAATTAACCACTATATCTAGGCTTAATAAAACTAAAAAGTGGCAATACGGATACAACAAAGAAAATGATATTGTTGTAATAAGTAAGACCGGTCAAATAGGAGAAATATACGATATACAAGGACTTAAGATAGCACTGCCTAAAGCTCCCGCTAAATTAAGTAAAATTAATAACAAGTGGAAGCCAGAGGATTACCCTAAGGAGCTTAAATCAATTAGTAGTATATTTGATTGGAGGGAATACCCGGAGAGCTTTCAGACTAAATGGGAACCATATATAGATGAGCAATTTAAAAGAAGAGAAGAAGGTTATTGGTTCTATAATAAGGGCTTGGCTACTTACATTACTGGTGCTCACTTTATGTACCTGCAGTGGAGTAAAATTGACGTCGGGAAACCAGACTTTCGGGAAGCAAACAGATTATTCTTTATATTCTGGGAAGCTTGTAAAGCGGACACACGATGTTACGGAATGTGTTATCTTAAAAACAGAAGGAGTGGATTTTCGTTCATGTCCTCAGCTGAAACTGTTAACCTCGCGACAATTTCCTCGGATTCACGATTTGGCATATTGTCAAAGTCTGGCTCTGACGCTAAGAAAATGTTCACAGATAAAGTCGTACCAATATCCGTTAACTACCCATTCTTCTTTAAGCCCATTCAAGACGGTATGGACAGGCCAAAAACCGAGCTTGCCTATAGAATCCCCGCCTCGAGGCTTACAAGGAAGTCCATCCAAGCTAAAAAAAGCACAGAAACTCTTGAGGGACTAGATACGACGATTGATTGGAAAAATACTGGCGACAACTCCTATGATGGAGAAAAACTAAAGCTGCTAGTACATGACGAAAGCGGAAAATGGGAAAGACCAGATAATATATTAAACAACTGGAGGGTAACCAAAACTACCCTTAGGCTAGGATCGAGAGTCATAGGGAAGTGTATGATGGGGTCCACATCAAACGCTTTAGATAAAGGCGGAGCAAATTTTAAAAAGCTTTATAATAATTCTAATGTAACAAAAAAGAACAGGAACGGCCAAACGGCTTCTGGTTTATATTCTTTATTTATTCCAATGGAATGGAACTATGAGGGATTTATTGACGAATACGGAATGCCGGTATTTGACACTCCTGTAAAAAAAACATTAGGACCTCACGGAGAGGTTATAGACATTGGGATTGTAGAACATTGGGATAATGAAGCAGACGGATTAAAAGGAGACCAGGATGCTTTAAATGAGTTCTACAGGCAATTCCCGCGTACTGAAGAGCACGCTTTTAGAGATGAAACAAAAAATAGTATATTTAATTTAGCAAAAATATACGAGCAAATAGATTATAATGAAGATTTGCGAAATACAGCTGTAATAACCACTGGAAGTTTTAGCTGGGAGAATGGGGTTAAGGACACTAAGGTTTTATTTAGCCCGAACCCGCAAGGCAGATTTAAAATAAGCTGGGTTCCAAATAGCATTTTGCAAAATAAGCAAATTACAAAAAACGGAGTTAAATACCCTGGCAATGAACACGTAGGAGCTTTTGGTTGTGACAGCTATGATATATCAGGAACAGTAGGAGGCAATGGGTCTAAAGGAGCTTTACATGGTTTAACAAAGTTTAGTATGGAAGATGCTCCTCCAAATTCGTTTTTTTTAGAATACGTAGCTAGGCCGCAAACCGCTGAAATGTTTTTTGAAGATGTATTAATGGCTTGTGTATTCTACGGAATGCCGTTATTATGTGAAAACAACAAACCTAGGCTTTTGTATTATTTTAAAAGAAGAGGCTACAGGGGTTATTCAATGAATAGACCTGATAAGCTTTGGAATAAGTTATCAGTGGCTGAAAAAGAAATAGGAGGAATACCTAATTCTAGTGAAGACATTAAGCAAGCGCACGCTGCAGCAATTGAATCGTATATAGACAAATATGTAGGTCTAAAAGAAAATGGGGACTATGGAGACATGTACTTTACAGACACCCTTAATGATTGGGCTGGGTTTGATATTAACAATAGAACAAAATTTGATGCAGCAATTAGCTCCGGGTTAGCAGCTATGGCTTGTAATAAGAATTTGTATAGACCTATTGGACAAATACAAAAACAAAAGATAAATTTAAAAATCGCTAAGTTTACTAATAGCGGTTCAACATCGAAAATAATAAAATAAGTATGGCTGAGTCAGTTGTAAAAAGTTTTTTTCCTAGTCAAGTTGCTAGTGATGCCGAAAAAGTTTCTCCAGAATATGGATTAAAGGTAGGTAGAGCTATTCAAGACGAATGGTTTAAGTCCGATAATGGAAATGTTAGGTACCAAAGTAATCAAAATACATTTCATAGATTACGGTTATACGCTAGAGGCGAGCAACCTATTCAAAAATATAAAGACGAGTTATCTATAAACGGAGATTTGTCTTATTTAAACCTAGACTGGAAACCAGTGCCTATTATACCTAAGTTTATAGATATAGTGGTAAATGGCATATCAGAAAGAGTTTACGATATTAAAGCTTATTCGCAGGATCCATACGGTGTTAGCAAAAGAACCGCGTATATGGACTCTTTAATAAGAGACATGCAGACAAAAGAAATAAACCAATACGTAGAGAAAGAACTAGGTATGAATTTGTTTGAAAATAATCCTGCCGAGCTGCCAGAGACTAAAGAAGAGCTAGAGGTGCATATGCAAATGTCTTATAAAGATAACATTGAGATAGCTGAAGAGGTCGCTATTAATACTATATTAGATGGTAATAAATATGAGTTAACCAGGAAAAGAGTAAACTATGATTTAGCTGTTTTAGGCATTGGAGCTGTGAAAAACACATTTACAAAGTCTGAAGGTCTTAAAGTAGAATATGTAGATCCTGCTAATTTAATTTATTCAAAGACGGAATCTCCTTATTTTGACGATATTTATTACGTTGGTGAAATAAAACAAGTTCATTTGAACGAACTTAAAAAAGAATTTCCTAATTTGTCGCAAAGTGAAATGGAAGCAATATCAAAAACTTCTTATCAAAACAACGGGGCATACAACAGGAGCTTTAATAATTACGACGAAACCGACTCTAACACGGTGCAATTGCTTTATTTTAACTATAAGACCTATATGAATGAGGTTTACAAAGTTAAGCAAACGGCAAGTGGAGCATCTAAGATATTGCTAAGAGATGATCAATTTGATCCTCCTGTAGAAATGCTTGAGGAAGTTTTTGGTAAAATGTCAAGATCTTTAGAAGTTTTATATGAAGGTGTTTTAGTCCTTGGGACTGATAAGCTTTTAAAGTGGGAAATTGCTAAAAACATGATGCGTCCTAAAAGCGATTATACTAAAGTTAAAATGAACTATAGTATAACAGCTCCTAGAATGTATAAGGGTAGAATTGAATCTTTAGTAAGCAGAATAACTGGCTTTGCAGATATGATTCAGTTAACCCACTTAAAATTACAACAAGTAATGTCAAGGCTTGTTCCTGACGGAGTTTATCTTGATGCAGATGGATTAGCTGAGGTTGATTTAGGTAATGGTACAAATTACAACCCGCAGGAGGCGTTAAATATGTTTTTTCAAACGGGATCAGTTATTGGTAGATCGTTCACGCAAGAAGGAGATATAAACCCAGGTAAAGTTCCTATTCAGGAATTATCTAGCGGATCAGGAGGAGCTAAGTTGCAATCTTTAATTACGACGTATAATTACTACATGCAAATGATCCGGGATACTACCGGATTAAACGAAGCAAGAGACGGTTCAACTCCAGATCCTAAGGCATTGGTCGGTGTTCAAAAAATAGCAGCGGCAAATTCTAATACAGCCACAAGACATATATTAACAAGTGGACTTTACTTAACTGCTGATTTAGCTGAGGGTATATCTTTAAGAATATCAGATATAATTGAATACTCCCCTACGCGAGAAGCGTTTATACAAAAAATAGGTGTTCATAACGTGGCTACTCTTGAAGAGATTTCCACATTGCATTTATATGACTTCGGTATATTTATTGAATTAACTCCCGACGAAGAGGAAAAAGCTGTGCTGGAAAATAACATTCAAGTTGCTCTAGCTCAAAAAACAATTGACTTAGAGGATGCTATAGACGTTAGGGATATACGCAATCTTAAGTTAGCTAACCAGGTTTTAAAATTAAGACGCAGGAAAAAGCAAGAAAGAGATCAATTGATACAGCAGCAAAATATTCAAGCTCAAGCCCAAGCGAATCAGCAAAGTCAGCAAGTAGCTGCTCAGTTATCAATTCAAAAAGAACAAGCAATTGCGCAAAGCAAAATACAGATAGAGCAAGCGAAGTCTCAGTTTGATACTCAAAAGCTTATGCAAGAAGCTCAGCTTAAAAAAGAATTAATGGCTTACGAATTTCAAATTAATTTAAAATTACAAGAAGGCCAGGTAGCAGTAAAAAAGTCACAAGAAAGTTATAAAGAAGATAGAAAAGATGACAGAACAAAAATACAAGCTACCCAGCAAAGCGAATTAATAGAGCAAAGAAAAAACAATACCCCTCCGCAAAACTTTGAATCTTCAGGTAATGACATAATGGGCGGTGGATTTGGCTTAGGTTCCTTTGACCCTAAGTAATAATAATAGAGTACTAATTATATAATATTTTATCATGAAAGAAAAAGAACAAGAATCGCCTTTAGCGGAAGTGCAAGAAGCACCCGTAGTTGAGGTACAAGAAAAGGTTACCCCGGAAGAAACCGGACCAGTAGCTACAAAAAAAGAAGACGGTACATTTAAGCTAGACTTAGCTGCTCCAATTGAAAAACCTGAGGGCTTAACTGAACCTGAGCTGAAAGCTGAAGAGGTAGTGGTAGAGGAAATAGAGCCAACAGAACCTAATCAAATCCAAGAACCTGTTCTCCAAGAGATAACAGATGATGAGGTTTTAGAGGTTGTTGAAGAGCTTCAAGATAATATACAAGAAGCTATAGCTGAACAGAAAGAGTCTGGCATAGAGTTACCAGACAACATTCAAAAAGTAGTTGAATTTATTAACGAAACCGGAGGAAATTTAGAAGATTATGTAAAACTAAACACGGATTATTCATTATTAAAAGAAGATCAACTGTTAAAAGAGTATTACGAATCAACAAAAAAGCATTTAAGCAAAGATGACGTAGATTTTTTAATGGAAGATAGCTTCGCTTATGACGAAGAGCTAGATGACGAAAAAGAAGTTAGACGTAAAAAGCTAGCTTGGAAAGAAGAGCTTTTAAAAGCTAAAAATCATTTAGCCTCACAGAAAGACAAGTATTACGAAGAAATTAAAGCTGGATCTAGATTAAATCCAGAACAACAAAAAGCGGTTTCGTTCTTTGACCGATATAATAAAGAGCAAGAGCAAACAACTAAATTAGCTGAAAAGCAAAAGTCTGCGTTTTTAAATAAAACAAATACAGTCTTTAATAAGGATTTCAAAGGTTTTGATTATTCTGTTGGAGACAAAAAGTATAGGTTTAACGTAAAAAATGCGGATGAGGTTAAAAGTAGCCAAAGCGATATTAATAATTTTATCAAGAAGTTCTTGAATGACAAAAATGAAATATCAGATGCAAAAGGTTACCACAAATCGTTATTTACAGCTAATAACCCGGATATGGTTGCACAACACTTTTATGAGCAAGGCAAGGCTGATGCGATGAAAGAAAGTATGGCTAGAACGAAGAATGTAGATATGGCTCCGAGAGGGACTCATGAACAAGTTACAGCTTCTAATGGTTGGACGGTTAAAGCCGTAAACGGAAAAGATGTTTCTCAATTTAAAGTAAAAATTAGAAAATAACAAATTTAAAAATTAAAAAATGGCTGGAACATTTACTGGGAGCACACAGGCTCTCGCACATTTAACACCTCGTCCTAATAAGACGACATTTAACGACAACTACCTGTCTATTGCAGGTAATGACTTCAACTTTACAAAACAATTCTTACCAGAAGTGTACGAGCAAGAAGTAGAGCGTTTTGGAAACAGAACAATCTCAGGCTTTTTACGTATGGTAGGAGCAGAAATGCCTATGGCTTCTGATACAGTAACTTGGTCAGAACAAGGAAGATTACACATTGCTTATGATGATGTAGCTGTAAAAGCTGCTACTACTGATGTTTTAGTATTCCCCGCAGGTCATTTGATTAGCGCAGGAATGACTATTGTAGTATCAAAAGCGGACGGAATCGTTGTAGATAAGGCATTCGTTATATCAGTAGCAAATACAGAAGTTACTGTAGCATGTTACGGGGCACAAGCGGCTTTAAACGCTGCTATTGTTACCGCTGGACAAGCTGGAGCAACTCTTAAGTCTTTTGTTTATGGATCTGAATATGGAAAAAAATCACAAGACGGCGGTGCTTCTATTGACGCTTCATTCACACCTTTTACTAATAAGCCAATTATCTTAAGAGACAAGTATTCTGTAAGTGGATCAGATACTGCTCAAATTGGATGGGTTGAAGTTACTACTGAAGCTGGAACTGGGGGATACTTATGGTATCTAAAGTCTGAGCATGAAGCTAGATTACGTTTTGACGATTACTTAGAAATGAGTATGATTGAAGCGGAGATTGCTGCAGTGCCGATTACTGACGCTTCAGGCGCAACATTAACTGGATCTGAAGGTTTATTTGCTGCTATCAAACAACGTGGGCTAGTTTACAACAATTCTGATTTTGATTCTGTAACTGGATTTCAATCAGGTGGGGTTGCAACAAATTACGTAGCGCCAACTGGCATCGACGAATTCGATACTATCCTACAAGAACTTGATAAGCAAGGAGCAATTGAAGAAAACATGCTTTTCTTAGATCGCGCTAAAGCTTTAGAGTTTGATAATATGTTAGCTGCTCAAAATTCTTATGGAGCTGGTGGTACATCTTACGGAGTATTTGAAAATTCCGAAGACATGGCGCTTAACTTAGGGTTTAGTGGATTCCGTAGAGGATCTTACGACTTTTATAAGACCGACTGGAAATATCTAAATGATTCTACGACTCGTGGACTTATTGCTGATGTAGAAGGAGTTATTGTACCGGCTGGAGTATCAACTGTTTACGATCAGCAATTAGGTTCAAACATTCAAAGACCATTCCTACACACTCGTTATAGAGCTTCTGAAGCTGACGATCGTAGAATGAAGTCTTGGATCACTGGATCTGTTGGTGGAACTTATACAACTGCTGCGGATGAAATGAATGTTCATTTCTTATCTGAAAGATGTTTAGTAACTCAAGCCGCTAACAACTTTGTATTGTTAACTAAGACTGCATAAGTCAAGTAAATTACTGTAATTATTGCCCTCGTTGTATTAACGGGGGTAATTATTACTTTTTATCAATTATTTAATTATATTATATTATGGCTAAAAAAGCTACAGCAGAAACAATTGAGGTTGCACCTCAGCAAGAAGTGGTAACAAAAGTTACTGCTCCAGTACAACCCACAAAACCAACGTGGGAAATTAAGGATAGGCTATATACATTAAAAGGTAATAATTCACCGTTAGTATATTCCATGAGTACAAGACATACAGGTAAAAAACCATTATTGTATTTTGATCCAAAAACAAACACTCAAAGAGAGCTAAGGTACGCCACAAATATGAACTCCCCTTTTGCAGATGAGCAAAAAGGTATGGCTACATTAGGCCGCATTATTTTTAGAAATGGTATGCTTAGAGTTCCCAAGGAAGACCAATGTTTGCAAAAACTATTGTCCTTGTATTATCCGTCGAGAGATGCACTGTATGAAGAGTATAATCCAGTACAAGAGTCGGTAGATGAATTACAATGGATTAACATGGAAATTGATGCTCTAATGTTAGCTAAGCAGCTAGACATAACTCAAGCAGAGGGAATCTTAAGAGTAGAATATGGCAATGAAGTAGATAGTCTAAGTAGCAGTGAGTTAAAAAGAGATTTACTTATATTTGCAAAAAGAAAACCTTTATTATTTATTGAACTAGCTAATGATGACAGCGTTGAATTAAGGAACGTAGGAATTAAAGCTACTCAAAATGGTATTATACAACTATCACAAGATCAAAGAACATTTACGTTCGGGGAATCAAAAAGGAAATTAATGACAGTTCCTTTTGATGAACATCCATATTCAGCATTAGCTGCATTCTTTAAAACGGATGATGGTATGGAAGTTTACAAAAACATAATTAAAAGACTATAAGTCACTAATTATAGTAGCTAGGCCGCTGTAATGGCGGCTTACTTACTATAAACAATAAAAAACATACAAATGGCAATAAGCATAAACACTGTTTATCAAAGAGTGCTTGCAATACTTAACAAAGAACAAAGGGGCTATGTAACCGCTCAAGAGTTTAACTTGTTTGCTAATCAAGCTCAATCTGATTTATTTGAACAATACTTTTATGATATAAATCAATTTAGTAGAATACCAGGTAATGATACCGAATATTCTGATATGTTGAATATCCTAAATGAAAAAATAAGTCCATTTGAAAATTCTGCAGCCCTAGTTTATGGAGCTGCTTCTTTTGCATTACCTGCTGACCTATATAGGTTAGGCACTGTAGTATATGCAAACACAACGACCAATAGTTTTGGCGTTGCATCCACGGAGCTAATAGAAGCTGAGAGACTCAACAAAAACGAACTTCTATACATAAACCTATCTCCCCTAACAAAACCTAAAAATACGCGTCCTGTGTACACATCAGATGCAGCTGGCGTTAATGTTTATGGTGCAGCAGAATTAACTTCTGCTATAACTTGTAATTATATTAAAAAGCCTGCAACGGTGCAGTGGGCATACAAAATTGTTTTTAACGAACCACTGTATGACGCTACTAATTCTATAAACTTTGAATTAACACCAGCAGAAGAGCCTGAACTTATAATAAAGATATTAGAACTTGCGGGCATATTAATTAAAGACATTAATCTTTATAACGTTTTTAACGCTGAAGAAATTGAAACTATCCAACAAGAAAAATCTTAATAAATGGGACTTATAAATCAAACAAATGAAGAGTATTACTTAGGTCCTGATGGGGTTTGGAATAGCCTTGATGAAAACTACGGTGATTACCAATTTATCTCAATAAAAGATATTATAAATAATTTTATTATATCTTACATTGGAGAAGGTAAGCTTATAAGCAAATTAAAAAGATCAGATGTTGCTTTTCATGCACAGCGTGGAATTCAAGAATTTAGCTTTGATATTTTACCATCTAATAAAACTCAAGAGATTGAAATACCTCCAGCTTTGTATATGGTTCTTCCCCAGGACTACGTAAACTATGTGAAATTTACGTGGACCGACGAAGCGGGCATCGAAAGAATTATATATCCAGCAATTAAAACTTCGGATCCTTTACCTGTTATACAAGATAGTAATTACGAATATACTTTTGACCAGCAAGGAGAAATATTATATGCATCAGAGTCTGAGACTTCTAAAAGATTTAGAGCTGATGGCAATGCAATACCCAACGTTGACAACAACCCAAATGCTTTTGGTATGATATCCAGAAATGGATACGGCAGAAGATATGGACTGAATCCTGAAAATGCTCAAGCAAACGGTGTATTTTATATAGATCAAGTAAAAGGGCTAGTTCATTTTAGTGCAGATATGGTTGGTAGAATAATAACCATTAAGTATATAAGTGACGGGCTTGGCAGTGACGAAGAAATGACTGTACATAAGTTTGCAGAGGAAGCATTATACAAATATATAGCTTATGCTGTGTTGTCTACAAGAATTAATACTCCTGAATATATAATTAATAGATTCAAAAGAGAAAAGCAAGCAGCTAGACGTAATGCAAAGTTAAGATTATCAAATATAAAGATAGAGGAAATTACCCAAGTTATGCGTAATAAATCTAAGCAAATAAAACACTAGTACATGGCTGAATACATCCACACGTTTACCGTTGGTAGAATGAATAAAGACCTTGACGAACGTTTAGTTCCGAATGGAGAATACAGAGATGCTTTAAACTTAGACTTAGCTAATTCAGATGCAAGCGATGTAGGGGCTCTTCAAAATGTAGTGGGAAATATTCAACTAAGAGGAAACTCAGCTACAGGGGGCAGTTGGACAAGCAACTACATTGACGCTTTGACTAATCCTGTTTGTATAGGTACTTATAGAGATGACATAAACGAAAGAATATATTGGTTTATCGCTTCGGACCCAGATCCCGTTACGGGAGTAAAAGTTAGCGCCATTGCAGAATATGATCAAGCTTCAAATGCTGTAAACCCTGTTCTAGTAGATACTGCTGATATACTTAATTTTACTTCACAATATTTAATTACAGGGATTAACATTATTGATAAGTTTTTGTTTTGGACAGATGACCAAACAGAGCCAAAGAAGATCAATATTGAAAAGTTTAAAACTGGATCTTGTAATTTTACTACACAAACAAAAATACCTGTTTACAACGCTGCCACAAATACATATGCAAATTTTCAATGTAGCAACGTACCAGCTTCATTGCTTGATTTTACAGAGGCAGATGTTACTGTGATTAAAAAATCACCGCTTACAGCTCCTGTCTTAGACATAGCAGCAAGTAAGTTTGGTAATAATTCTGCTGGCGATGGCATCCCAGGAACAGGGTTAAGCCCTGTTAGGACTACATATACAGTTACAGATCAAGAGAATTTTACCTACATCCCGAACCTTTCTTTTGCCCCGACAGAGTATGAGTCTATGCCTACCTATGGAGATTATGTTTTTAATACCAGCCCTGTAACAGGAAGTGCAAATTATTATCAAAACAGTAGCTTAGGAGCAAGTTGGGATGGTACCGTTACGTTTGATGTAAATCCCGCTTATGGCAATGACGCAGGTGGAAATCCTGTATGGAAGGTTGGTGATATATTAAATATGGAGTCAGATTATATTGATCCTTTAAATAATATATATAATTACCAAATAAGATTATTAATAAGTGCTATTAACGGAAATTCCGTTACAGGGGAGATACAAGCTATCTCAACTAATATATTAAAATTTGAAACATCCGATGGTGTTAACATTCCTTTGGAATGGGAAGTTGTTTTAGAGGAGGGCGTGCCTATGTTTGAATATGTTTTTCCTAGATTTGCGTATCGCTGGAAGTATATAGATAATGAGTATTCCTGCTATTCTCCGTTTACAGACGTTGCGTTTGTTGGGGGGAAATTTGAATATGTTTCTTCAGACGGCTACAACATTGGCATGACTAATAATGTAAGAAAGCTTATAATAAACAGCTTAACATGGGGATCTGATGAAGTTGTTGAGATAGATTTATTATTTAAGCAATCAAACAGCCCCGTTGTTTATACCGTAGATACATTAAAAAAGATTGACTACACGCAACAAACACCTAGCGGCGCGGTTTTGAACACTTCTTATGAAATAAAAACAGAATTAATTGGAGCTGTTGTAGAAGGCAATCAATTGCTAAGACCCTGGGACAATGTTCCCCGAACAGCTAAAGCTCAAGAAATTACAGGCAATAGAATAGTTTACGCTAACTACTTGCAAAATTACGACGTAGGCACCATTGATCTTGACGTAACTTTAACACGAAGACCTCATAAATCTCTTACTCAAAGTAATGTTGATACTTATGGCTGGCCTAATCAATTTACGGGATTACCTGAAGCTTCGTTAAAGTCCATAAGAACGTATCAAGCTGGAATTGTATATAAGGACGCCTATGGCAGGGAAACCCCTGTATTTACAAGTGTTAATGGCTCTTTTGACGTGGATGTAATAGATTCTGACTCTGCAACTAGTATTAGTGTTAAACCTCTTTCATCACCTCCAGTATGGGCTACTCATTATAAATTCTTTATAAAAGAAATGTCTAATGAATATTATAACTTGGCAATGGATAGGTTCTATCCAGCAGAGGACGGCAATGTTTGGTTGTCCTTTCCCTCTTCTGAAAGAAATAAAGTAAGCGAAGAAACCTACTTGATATTAAAAAAACAGCATGATACCAGCGTAGCTGTTGATGATTTAACTAGATATAAAATAATAGCTATAGACAATGAAGTCCCAGAGTTTGTGGGCGAATTTCAAAAAACCAACTTTGGGGGAGTTGTAGTGATCTTAAACGAAATAGAACCAGGGTTTTTAACTTTAAGATTGAGGGGGCCTAGCTATTCCGCCAACCAATTGTTCCAAAATAACTTAACTTCTGATAATAGCATTAGGATAATTAAAGGTGGAAATAAAACTGAAGATTACCAAATAGAAAGATCAGCAATTTTAGGTGCGCCTGGAGCTGGTACAGATGATTATACCATAACGTTGAAACGACCATTAGGTGGAGATGTTTCTTTTTTAGAAGGGTTACCCGTTGGCACTTCAGTTGAAATAGTCTTATTTAGTACCGAATTTAAAAATAAAGCTGAATTTGAAGGAAGGTTTTTTGCTAAAATAAATAGAGATTTTCAATTTGAAAAAAATATTATAAGCCCATTTAGGGCCTTAGAGCCTAGATATGCTATTGTGGACGACATTGACTTTACGTATACGAATGCTCCTTTTTCAGGAGACGGTAACGGAGGTAAGGGATATCACTGGGGTGATTCGGGGTGGGCTGAGGGTGATTTGACTTGCGGAGATGAGGCTTTTAATAATAGAAGTCTTGGGCAAGGCAGCTGGGGTGGAGTTGGTGGCCTTTTATTAAATGATTTATTTACTAACTATAACCCTCCTCAAGCGGATAATTTTTGGTTTGGGTATTCTTACATTAATTTAGAAAATGGATGGGGTACAATGATAGACAGCTTCACAGGGCAATCTTCAGCTGCGGTTGGAAACTTTAATGGCTTAGCTACATCGGGTGCTCAAATAAGATTTGTGAACAATACTACAGGAGAATATTCTAATGTGTACACAATAAATCGAACTATTAGTAAGGCAACCAGTAGAGGGCGGGAAGAGTGGAATGCTATTGATGAGTGTCACACTTCTACAGATGGTAACAATAGAAAGTATACCGTAGCAATTGAATTAACAGAGCCAATACAGAATAATCTCGATTGGATTCCAAACGGACCTGGCCAATGGTCCAAGTTAAACAACGCTTTAATAAGCATTCAGATTGTTACAGAAGAATATGATGGAGATAATAAATTACTTACCTCTTCAAACCCAGCTGTATTTGAGACTGAACCTAAAGAGGCAATAGACTTAGATTTATATTACGAAGCTAGCGATGCTTTACCTATCTCCAATCACGCAAATGCTGTAAATCTAAATTGGTATAATTGCTATTCTTATGGGAATGGAGTTGAATCAAACAGGATTAGAGATGACTATAACGCAGTTTACATAGATAAAGGCGTTAAAGTTTCAACTGTTTTGGATGAACCATATGCTTCCGAAAGAAGAGGCAGTGGGCTTATATTTTCACAGATATATAATTCAACATCGGGTATTAACAGATTAAATCAATTTATACAAGCATTGCCCATAACAAAAGATTTAAACCCTATATATGGAACAATACAAAAGCTACATACTAGAGATACAGATTTAATTTCTTTATGTGAAGATAAGTGTTTACGTATATTAGCAAATAAAGACGCTTTGTTTAATGCTGACGGGAATGTTAATCTAACAGGTAACACAGCTGTATTAGGCCAAGCTATGCCGTATGCAGGTGAATTTGGAATATCTAAAAACCCAGAATCTTTTTCTTCTTATGGATTTAGAGCTTATTTTACGGATAAGAACAGGGGAGCAGTGATTAGATTGTCTAGAGATGGTATAACTAATATAGCAGACAAAGGTATGTCTGGCTTTTTTGCTGATAACTTAAGAACATCAACTACAGCTATAGGGAGTTATGATGATGACAAGGATATTTATAACTTAACATTAAACAAGCTATCTAATTATTGGCAACTAAAGCTAAGTCCAGACGCTAGTTATCAATTAAACCCTGATTGTGATGCAACTACTAATCAGGTTACCTCTAATGCTACGGTATCTTTTAAAGAAAGCATAGATGGCTGGACAAGCAGAAAAAGCTTTATTCAAGAATCAGGAATAACTTTAAACAATATATATTACACTTTTAAAAAGGGCCTTGCGTGGGTTCACGGAGGTAATGCGCTTTATAACAATTTTTATGGAGTTCAATACGATAGCTCGTTTAATGTTTTAATAAATGAGCAGCCTGAGGTTGTTAAAGGATTTAAAACTTTAAATTACACAGGGACAAGAACTAAATTATTTGAGTATGAATCAAACGGGAGGTGGTACTCTATTGCTGAAATTAATGCTAACGGATTAATACCTACTACCGTAAGCCAGAAGCAAGCTGGGTGGTATGTAAATTACGTTAAAACAGATTTAGAAGGAGGCGAGGTTAAAGAGTTTGCAAAAAAAGAAGGTAAATATTTTAATTATATTAAAGCTTTAACTATATTTAATGATTGCGAAATTATACCAGATGGTATAGGGGAGGTTACAGAAGAGGAATCAGACCCTCAAGAGTATATTTTAACTGTAACTATCGATGAAGAATGCAGCACAGGTAGCACCACTCCACCTGTTCCAGATTTAATTATTCAACTTACCGAAAATCAAAGAGAGTGCGCTGATGCTAGCTCCGGCTTTAGCTATGTTAATCAACCCACCGCTTTAGCTGCCAAATGCGGAATGGATGCCTTTTTTACTAATACAGTTCAAGGAAATTACTCTTTAGCCCAATGCGCTTCAATACCTAATTTTAAATATTTTTCTAGTGCCGGTATTGTAGTTGGGACTCAGTTGTATGACCCAGTAACAAATAGTGCTATTGGACCTAATGATCAAGGCTTTTACTTATATAAAGGAAGCTTAGATGGTGCCAGCGATATAACAGGCTGGTATTTAGATCCATTAAATACGGCTTACACAATACCAAACAATTGGTATATTCTTGAAATTAGCGCAACTGGTACTATAGCTTCTTTAACTCAGTATAATACTTTAGGGCCTTGCGTAAGCGAGCCTTTAGTAGGAGGAGCAGTCATTGGGTTAGTTTGCAATAATTCAGGAGAGTCTGCTTGCCAGCCTGATTTAACTTTCAATAATTCTTCTGATTCTAGTGATTTATTATGTGACATAAGAAATTGGCTAGCGACTTGGGCTGGTGTCCCAGCCGCTAATAAGAGAAATGGATCTCGTATAGACTCAATTTACTGGTACACAAATACATTTTTTGAAGTTGGTGATACCTTAAATAAATCACAAAGCACTTATAACAATAAATTATTTATATATTACCAATCTTCTAATGCAAATTACCAGCCAACGACGTTTACATACTCGGCGGGATCTTATTGGACTAACTTGAGTGCTATTCCAAACGAATATTATGTGGTAGCCACTAATGCTTCTGGCGTGGTTACTCAAAAAACTAAAATCAATACATTAACTGTAACCTGCCCTTAAATAAAATAATATGCCAACCATAAATAATTACACATTTTCTTCGGTATCTTTTAGCGTACAAGAACAAACTTTTATTTCGGACACTCAGTCAACCGCGGTTTTAACAATATCCCCAGCTGCAGGTTATTCTGTTGCTGTTGGCGATTTTTCACTAGATCCTAGCTTTTCTAATCAATATGTAAACACTGTAGTTTTTGTTCAGGACGGAAATAATGTTATATGTACAGTTACTTTTTTAACTGATGTACAAATGCCTTCTGACAATGTTACCATACCTCTATGTGTTATAGGGGAAGGCAGTATAAATGCTTTACCTGTTTCTGGAACATTTTCAGCCAATGTTGCAGCTGCAGTTATTGGATCCGGCGCGGAAGTAGACACTCCTTATAGTGCTTCGGGTCTTGAGGGAGCACAGGTTTCTTTGATTACTAGGTCGTATTCAGCTCCTTCTGGATTTTTTATTGCGTCTTCTGCTCCTCAAATAGTTGTAGGAAACCAATCTAATTATACCTTCGGTACTACCAACACATTTGACGCACTAGGAAACATAACAACAATTTCTTATGATTTCAAATACTTATTTCCAGGGGTAGGCGTGTCAGGAGATAAAATTACTATTAAAGGAATTAATGTTTACGCTTTAAGATTACCTCAACCGTTAGAAGTAACTGGGTATAGCACTTTACCTGTATTTATGCAGTTTAGTGGAGGAAACTTTTCTTGGAATGTATTTGGAGTGGACGGAGCTAGTTTTAGTGCTTCTATGACAGATGGAGTAGATACAGTAACCATAGCTACCAATGTTATTATCGGCACAGGAGGCGTTAGTTCTCAGATCATAGAGTTCCCTACGTATTTAGGGAATACGTACAAAGACTGGACACTGACTTTAACAGGTGATCTCCAATCTCCTTTTTCACAAGACAACCCTGCTACCATAAGGCAATATGCTGCAAACGTAACCACATTGACCGCTAGTTCTGCAAACGGAATTGTAGGGTTTACACCGATTTTATCAACGCTACCTGCTTTACAGCAATATGCTACCCCTATGGTTTATCCTGTATCCTGGAATCTATCGGTTCCCGCTGGAACAATAATTAGTGAACGTCAGCCCATAATATATGATGTAACAGAAGTGATATCAATATTTGCAGGAGCCGATGGTTCTCAGTCGAACGTATCTTCATTAAATATTAATAATTTGGTTGCGTTATACGGATCTTTGCAAGTTGGAGATAGATTTAATGTAAACGCACCTTTAACTACTTTTGGACAAGCCCCTTTCCCTTATGAGGTGACAGCGGTTAATTCCTCTACTAATATAAGCGTATCCCCCAACATAACAGTTACAGACGAAGACGGGCTTAGGTTCTATAGAACTAATGGCACGGCGTTTAGCCTTACAAATGTTACATTTACTCAAGTGGACAATCAAAATATAACATTAGATTTTGATCTTGAAATAACCGCAACAGGAGACGTAAGCACAACACTAACTTTAGATTTAGACAATATAATAGACTTTGCACCTGCGATTGCTTGTAATGCGACTATCCCTAGTGGTGGTGTAGGTGTTACGGATACTTCTGTAGCACTAGATCCAGCTGGTGGGGTTGTTTGCTTCTTAGTTGATCCAGTAGGCGTGCCCGATAAATTTGAGATTGTACATGGAATTGCAAATGGAACCAAGGTTGCTACGTCAGGAATGAATACGACTGGAAATTTTGGGCCTTTCGATAACACATTTGGTACAGAGACAACAAACGTAATACCAACGGTTGCAGAAGCTACAAGCACTTTGCAGTTTATAGGTACAAGCAAAGGAACTATAGACACGCGCCAAACTGAATTTACCGCAGCTACCGGAGAAACAATAGCAACTATGCAGCCTGGAGGAGTTGGTACTATTTATAAACAAGTGTTATGGTGGAAATATACCGCTGCAAATTATGTTACAAATCCAACTGCAACGTTTAGAGTTACTGGCCCTACAGGAACGGGATGGAGTGCTCTAAGAGTGTGCTTCCCTTAATATAAAAATATAATACTATGGCAAACATAACAATAACTTTTACAAACCCTTTACCTGACGGAATTCAAATAGGAGATATAGCCTGGTATTCTAATAGTACCACGGGAACAGAAATTGAAATGGGTCCAATAACCGCTATAACTAGCGCTCCGATTACTATAACTATAAACGCAGCCGCTGGGGTTCAACCTCCTTCGGTAAATGATTTTGTGTTTTATGTTAAAAATCCTATAACAACCGTTAGCTCTTTAAAAGGGTATTATGCGGAGGCTCAATTTACAAATAATTCGAAAGCTTATGCCGAATTGTTTTCTGTTGGATCTGAGGTATTTGTAAGCAGCAAATAACATGTAATAATACCTATATGTCTAAAAATCCAATAAAATCAAATAATACTCAATTAAGCAACTTCGCACACCAGTTGGAGGATTTGCAAAATGTAATGATTGAAAATAACCATATGGATCACGTGTATGGAGACGGTAAAAGTCTAGTTAACAACGATATATTTAAAATAGAAAATGATTTTTCTGACCAGTTGTATATGCGTAAAATGCACATGCCTAAAGAGTGTGTTGTAATTAGCGCAATGCACCATACAGAACATTTTTGGTTTTTATTAAAAGGTAAAATCCTTGTTACCACAGAAGGTGAACAAGTAGAACATATAGCTCCTTGTTTTGAAAAGTCTATGAAAGGAGCTAAAAGATTAATATTGTCTTTAGAGGATTCTTTATTTATAAATGTACATAAAAACCCAACAAATACTAGAGACATGAAGCAGGTTGAAGAATCCTTGTATTCAATAACAATTGAAGAGTACAATAAAAAAGAAAAATTATGGCAGGAATAGCGACAGCCGCAGCGATAGGCGGTATAGTATCTGGAGTAGCTGGTGTTGCAGGAGGTTTAATAGGCCGAGGCAAACGTAAAGCAGAAGAAAAAGCAGCGCAACAGGAAATGAACCAAGAAAAAGCTAACTATCAAATGTTAGACACTTCTAACCTTTACGGCAACTTATCAAACACCATGGAGGATCTTACCGTTAATACGCAGCAAGCAGATTTTATGCAACAGCAGCAACAGCAAGCAGCAGCAAATACTATGACCGGTTTACAAGGAGCGGCTGGTGGATCTGGTATTGCAGCATTAGCTCAGTCACTAGCAGGTTCTCAAATGCAAGCGGCACAGCAATCTTCAGCATCTATTGGAGCTCAAGAATCTAAAAATCAAATGCTAGCAGCTCAGCAAGAAGCAGCAAATCAAAACCTTTCAGCTCAAGGAGCTACTGCAGCAAGAGAAAAACAATATGACAAAACAGGAACACTGTTAGGCATGTCACAACAAAGATTAGGTGCTGCAAAACAAGCAAGAGCAGATGCAACACAAGCAATAGTAGGAGGTATAGGATCTATAGCCGGAGGTGTAGCAGGTATACCTGGAGTAATACCAGGAGCCTAAGTAAACTTATAAAAATAAAATGGCAATAAACGAAGCATTAATAAAAGGCGCAGCAATAGCTGCAGGGGGATTTAATGATCTAGGAGCAGCTTTCAATAAAGGCTTTCAGCCTGTAATGAACTCTATACAGCTAGCTAGAGAAAAAGAAGCTTTGAAGCAAGAGAAAGCAGACTTGAAAAGAGAAAGATCACTTGGTAAAATAGACGGCAAAGTTGCTAACTATATGTCGAGGTTAAATTCCAACGTGGATATGAGCAAGCTTACTGCTCAAGAACAAAAAGTTATTGCTGAAAAAAGTTTTGAATGGAAAACAGAATACGCTAAATACGCTACTGAACTAGCTAACGTTTCTCCTTCAACTGACGCACAACTGTATATGGAAATATCTGAAAAAATGAACAGTGTTAATCAAAGATTTACTAATTTAGTAAATAACGTGAAAACAGCGAAACAAGGTAAAATAGATTATTTAAACGCTCAAGAATTAGGTTCTATTTCAGCTGGAAATGATTTATCTTCTCAAGAAACTCTTTCTAATATTTATACTGACAATGCTGCCATCGCTATAACTGACAACGGATCTATTGCTTATGAGGTTACGCCTGGAAATGCAATACTTGTTGACGATCTTCCCGTGTTATTTAGCAATGAAGCAGGAAAAGCTATAGGAAAACAAATAGGAGACGTTGCTAACGCAATACAAACTAAAGGACTAAAGCTAACAGACAGCGATTTAGAAAAGTACTCAAATCAAATAGGAGCATCACTACAAAACAGAAACACTCTGTTGTCAATTGTAAGAGATAATTCTGCTATTCCTGGAGTTCCATCTGGTGTTTTTGAGGATATCCCTGGATATCTTTATGATCCTCAAAATACTGATATACTCAGAGAGGTAGTGGTACAGAAATTAGTTGAGGGGCTAGCAGCTTCCGCTGATGCTGGAGTATTAGCTTTAGAACAAAAAAATCAAACCGCTCTTGAAAATGCAGCTAAAGCACAGCAGCAAAGAATTAACATAAATAAAGCTAATAGCCCAGAAGAACCAGTAGATGTACTTATAAAAATTGAGGCAATAGAACGTGGTGATGGTGAACTCGATTATAAAGCTTATTATACAAACTCAGGTAGAAAAGGCCAGATTATCACAAAAGTATCTGACGCTGAGGCTTACAGGAAATATAATCTAACACTTTAATAAATAAAAATATGTACGAAATTAACGGTATACAGTATTCTTTAGAGGAGATTACGAGCGCAGCTGAAAGCAATGGAATGTCCTTAGACGATTTTGTTGCTGCATTGGGAAAAAAACACGGAGCTGAAGCTGTTATAGCTAATCCAAGCGTATCAAAAAAAGCAAAAGACGGTGTACAGGGTGCGAATGCTCCGTCAGAAAATCAAGCACCAGATATGGTATCTCTTTTGGAAAGTGGTTTTTCGGATTCACCAAAAGAAGAGTCTAAAAAGGACTCTAAAGATATTAACGTTATGCCAGCTAAAATAGCTGAGCAGGTTTCATATGTTTTTAGTGACGGCCAAGAAAGCACCGAAGAGGACATTGTAAACAGCCTCAGGTCGCTAGACATAA